AAAGGATGCCCTCTAGGAAGCTCAGACGCAGCAACCAGGCGTGTTTGGTGCATCCTAGTGCTATGGCATGGCTTATGAACGCCTCAGCGAGCTTGTAGGGCGGGTTTGTAATCAAATGATCAGCTGCCCGGCGCTGTTCCATCAAAAAATCAACGCCAGCTGGGCAATATCCATAATCATTTAGATCTGTCGCTATGACCTCGTAACCGGCCAGATCACAACACTCAGCCAAGGCGCCATCACCAGCTGCCGGCTCCCAGATAACCTTATCGAACCGCTCATTGCTCAGTAACGCATGAACAGCCTCTGGCGGTGTTGGATACCAATCATCCTTTTGCCTACTCATCACGCACCGCCTTAATCGTCAGCCCGATCTGCATGGCTATTTGCGGCACTATCGCGTTCCCAAGCCCCTTCAAGCGGTTTTTGCGGTCTTTGACCCCGGTTGCTACTCTTGGGATATCGGCTGGCTCTCGCTCCCATCCGTCAAATCTGTCCAGCCCCTTGGGTAGCCCATCAACCAAGTGACAAATTCGGGATTTAATGTTCCGACTCCGGTGTTCCTGATATCCGGGTGGTTGCCCAGCATCTTCTGCATCTTGCCATTCGGTGTGCCGCAAGCGTCCTCGTTCGCTGTCGGTGTCGGCCACATCTTGACATCTGTTCGCAAGCTCTTGCCCTGACCGCCGCCTGTCGTTCCCACTGCGTCTGCCGCTGCTGGCGTTGCCCACATTCGCATCGTGTCCGGGTTCACTTGCTCCCTTAGATTGCTCGGACGCGCTCTGCCCTTCCGCGCCCCTTGCTTCATCTTGTCCATGCTTTCCGCTGACCTCTGAGGCAGATGATCCATCGTGTTCGGAGTTGCCCACATTTTTTCCGATAATCCAGAGTCTGTCGCGTCTGTGCGGGGCATTGACGGCGCAAGCTGGCACAATAAACGCCCTCGTGGCGTAATCTTGGGCTTCCAAGTCAGCAAGCACCTCGTCGAGGCCCAAGGCAACGTGACCATAAACATTTTCGAGAACGCAAAAAGCGGGTCTTTTGTGTGCAATAATTTGGCTAATGAACGGCCAGATGTGGCGGTCATCTTCCGTGCCTCTTTGCTTTCCGGCGACACTAAAGGGCTGGCAGGGATATCCGGCTGTAAGGATGTCACAGTCTGGAACAAGTCTTGCTGGGTCACTCGCTAACTCCTTTACGTCTTTTGCTATCGGCACATCCGGCCAATGCTTTGCTAATACCTTGCGTGACCATGGCTCTTTGTCACAAAACAACACTGGGCGTGATAATCCAGCCCACTCAAAGCCAAGAGCAAACCCACCTATACCACTGCACAAATCAACGTGAGCCATCATGTCCAGCCTCTGCCATCGCAGCTGTAACAGCTTGTCCATTCGACGCAGCCATCGCCGTCTGGCTGGCGTATCATTCCATCTTTACAGTCATGGCAAGGCTTCACCGCTATACCCAGGCTGCATGTTTTACACACGACAAGAGCGCCTTTCCGACTGGGCAGTGTGGTGTCGCACTTTGGGCATCTGCCCCAACGCAGACGGCTATGCCATGTACCGTCGCCATCGAGCATCATATGCCGGCCCTCAGCTTGACGATGGGCTCTAAAATATCGCGTACCTGTTCCACAGACCGAGCCAAGCCCCAATGGCACCCGGCCAGCAATAGCCGGCTCCGCATCTCTTCTTGATTAGGCGTTAGCTTGCCGCCCTTTATACGCTTGAGCTCAATAAACACCGACGTGCTGATGCCAACCTTGCTTTCATCAGCTGGCACAAATATCTCCAGATCCGGCCAGCCAAACTTGGTTCCCATTTGTTTGAGCTTTTGCTTGAACGCCACATGGCGTGTGCCTTCATTCGGGCTATGATGAAATACGCAACCGGGCGGCAACGCATAGTGCAGCCAGCTGGCCACCTGTTTTTGCAGCTCATCTTCAGTCACGCCGGAGATAAAAGTCATTTGGCATGACCTCTCCGTTGCTTAACAGCACAATGCGATCCATGAATAGCTCGTTGGGTATCAGCCGGTCTTTATGTCCAAACGGTAAGCACCAGCGGCGCGCCACAGTTGCATGGCTGGCATCAACTTGCCTGGCCAGCTCGCTGTATGACCAGCCCTTTTGTCTGCGAAATGTGTCTAAAACCATACGTCATTAATTACATGACTTGACATAATCCGTCCAGAGGCTTAACACAATAAAAGTATTTTAACGGAAACGGACAAGGTGATACAATGATGATTATGTCAAACAATCTGTCAGTAATGATTGCCCGGTCGGGCTTGCATAAAAAAGATGTTGGCGCTGCTATCGGTGTGGCGCCCGAAACCGTGTCGCGTCATATGTCTGGCAACATCCAGATCAATCTTAAACTAGCAGAAGAATATGCCAAGGTGCTGAGCTGTATGCCCCAGGACATACTGTTCGCCACCAAGCCCCTTAAAATACTGATGCACGCTCATGTTCATGAGAATGGTGACATATCGCGTGTGCTTGCCGGTGAAATATGTCCACGCACTAAAGGCCGCGCCAGAAGCGGTAAAATCTATATGAACCATATGTTTCGAGACAAGCTAAGCGCTATTGTATGGACTATGGACAAAGATTACACAGGCGAAAATGAGGCTTGCCGGGATGCTATTGGCATTGTGCGATCTGAGCCTATACAACAAAAATATGTTGATGAAGCGTGTGAGAAACGCCCTTGCTATTTTCTTGCAAAAAACAGCAAAGGCCAAAGCGCAGATATTGGCTATGGCGTCCTTTATGCAGAGCCGGGTAACGTGTTCACCGTTGTTGATATAAACAGTGGCGACATTCGCAGAGGCTTAGAATTATTATGGGCCACACCGCATATTTCAACAGTGTTTCGACCTGATCTGCGTGATATGAATATAGTCTACGACAAGTGACTTGACGTAATCCGTCGCATTTGATACGCATATCCTCACACATGAGAGGATATGACGCTATGAAACATGACGTTCCTGAGTGGGCTTTACGCCATCAATACAGACATCACTCAAATCAAAGATCCAAAGATCGAGCCAAAGATCTTTTCGAAAAATCCCACATCCGACCGCTAATCGAAGCAGCTTTTAATACGCTGTGCGACAAAAGCGCCTCAGACAAAGACAAATTAATAGCTAAAGATACGCTGCATAGGCTGCGTGACGGTCGTGGTAGCGCCAATATGCGAGGCGGCGTTGCCGTTCAGACAGTGTGCGATCTGCGCCTTGTTATGGACAAAGACGGCAAGACGCTTGACATGGCCGAGGCTACCCGCGCCGGCATTGAGCAAATGCAGGAATATAAGCCTGTCGATGAGCTAGATGAGGCCAAAAAAGAAAAGTATTTAGAAGAGCTGCCGCTGGTGGCCGAACACGCTGTGATGGGCTTGAGCGAAGCTATGGCTAGCGACAACCGCATCCTGGGTGAAATCGACCTTAAAGATACTTTTCCCGGCCTCGCTCTGCCCTATTTCACCAAGCCAGATTATAACCGGCGCGGTGATCTGAAGACAAAATGGTCACGGCCAAGTGCCAGGTCAAAGTCTGGCTGGCAAACAGGCACCTTGCCCAGCTCACTGAGCGGCATGTTCGATATGAACAATGTGTTCCAGTGTGCCGGGTTCTGGCAGCTGAACGGCCATCAGCCGCCATTCCTAGTCTATGCCAATGCCACCGACTACCGTGTGTTCACCCCGGACAAAACGCCAGAGCTGCGTAATGATTTTCTGGCCGACATCATCAGGCACACGACGCAATACCACAAAACCACTGAAAATATACTGCGCGCAGCAAGCACAAAAGATGAGCTGCTGGGCTTAGTCTCGCCGGACTGGTCGAATATCTGCTGGTCTGAACCCGAAACCTATCTGGCTGAAGCCAGAACATTATGGGGGATAGCATGAAACAATGGATTCTAGAAGGCGTGAATACCATCGTCTGGCTCATTCTCATGGCCATGGTCTATTTCATTTTGACAATTTTGTTTGTCGATTCGAACTGGTGGAGCCCGGCATGATGAGCCAGCCAGAGTTTGATTTCACACAACCACCAATGGTTCACAAAAACGCCAAAGATACTGAGCGGATGGCCGCTGAGTTTATCGCACCAAAGGTAACGGGACTACGGCTCAAAGCCCTGCAAAGCCTCGCCGCAGCCCCGTCTGGCCTAACTGGTAGTCAGGTTGCTGACAAAATGAACGCCTGGCTCTACAGCGTCAAGCCTCGCCTGACCGAGCTGCAAAACATGGGGCTCGCACAAGATAGTGGCGAGCGACAACCAAATGAACGTAACCGGCAAGAGGTTGTGTGGCAAATCACACCAGCTGGTGCTGAGTTTTTGAGGAACAGAGATGATTGACATAATAAAAATACAATCGGCGGTGGCTGAAATGGATCAGGTCACGGTCAAAGGCGGCGGTAAATACACACAAGTCGCACAGCGTGTCGAGGTGTTTCGCAAGCACATTGGCGACCAGCTGGGCATGGAATCAGACATAGTTGTTGATGATGGTAAGCGCGTTGTAATCAAAGCAACCATCAGATCGCGTGACGGATTTGTCGTTGCCACCGGCTGGGCTGAAGAGCTGCGCGGCAGCAACCCGGTCAACAAAATGGCTTGCATAGAAAATACAGAGACAAGCGCATACGGGCGAGCTTTGGCAAACCTTGGCATACATGGCGGCGAGTTTGCGTCAGACAACGAAATCGACAAGGCCAAGCGTAACGACAAGATTGTTGATGAACGCGAGGCAGATGAGATTGATGAACCCAAAGCCGATAAGCCAGCAACCCCAACAGTACAAGAAATACCATTTGATCCAGACATCTGGTCGCAGTGGGTCAATGAACAAATGGTAATCCTGCGTGACGCAACAAAAGTAAAATTATTGTTGTGGTCGCGCAAAACAAAACAGAAACGGGATCAGCTGGTTGAAGCTGACCGGGAGCTAAACGCATTGCTCAACGATTATTATCAAGAGCGTTATGACGAATTAAACACAGGAGAAAGATGATGCCAGGTTTTGGTAGAAGTAAATTTAAATTGCGTCAGGACATTGCAATGGCTGACGATGATGGCAACCCGGTCGAATATCAAAGCTCGGCCTTTATTCAATTCCGCACTGAGTTTAACGAAGAGACACGGCGCTTTGCCCCAATGACAGATGAACAACGGGAAATCTGTGATGAGATCCACGCCATGATCTTTGAGGCCGGCGTCGAGCTGGGCATCAGCATCACGCGCCGGATACCAGGCGAGACTGATGTGCGTCAGTTTCCAAAAGTAGCAACATTTTCACTGATAGCTAATGAGCCGAAAAATGGATGACAAAAATCTTATGACGCTGCCGGAAGCAGCTGTGTATCTGTTCAATGACGATAGCCATGCCGCATACAAGCGCGCCAAGCGCCTCATAGAAAACGCCGGGGTTCCGACGATACGATCCGGCAAAGCAATCTATGTGAGCCGCGCCACGCTCGATGATCAGTTCAACATAAGACTGGTAAACGACAATGCGTAACGCTGTAGATATGACGCTTGAAGAGTTCAAGCTAGAGCTGCAATGGCTACGCAAGCGAGCGCTGTATATTCAACCCATAAAAGCGACGAGAGCAAACGCAAAGCATACACGCACTTATATAAACGCAAAGCCTGGAAAGAAACCGCCGCGCTATTTCTTAGTGAGCGCAGCGGCTGTTCATGCGGTCAAGAGTAGGATTTGAAACCACCGGCTACTGCATTTGAGATTTCATCGTCACGGGCCTCGTCATCAAGCCAATGACCATATTTTGATTGCGTTGTTGTAATGTCTGCGTGTCCCATCAGGTTTTGAATTTGCCACCAATTATTGCCGAGCCTATCAAGAAGCACTGACGCATAATAGTGACGGAGATCGTGCCACCTAATGTGTGCAACGCCAGCTGCATCACACGCCTTGTGGATAGCAATGATAAAACCGTTTGCACTGGCTATAGGGTTTCTTTGGCCAGGGAACACCGGCTTATCCCCTGATGGCCGTCCTGACGCAATGTAGCGCTCTTGTAGCATCCTTTTAAGACCTGGGTTCAACGGCACAGTCCGTTTACCTTTTTTGGTTTTTGTCTTGCCAACACCAGCCCGGTGTTTAATAGCGCGTTGAACATGAACGCAACCATTAACACCACGATCCAATTCAACGGCTGACCACAACAAAGCTCGCTGTTCGCCTTGGCGCAGACCAGTTTGTGAAGCAAATAGCGCTCGCTCCGCCCAATCCTTGGTGGGCATATTTGCAATAATGGTATCAATTAAATCAGCAGACAGTCTTTGTATTTCTTCTTCGTCATCATCAGTAACCGCTTTGCCTAACGGTTTAACGCCTGTTGCTGGGTTGGTATTACGACAACCAGATAGGATAGAAAAGTGAAAACAATCGCGCACGTTGCCAAGAAGGTTTGCAATAGTTTTCTTTGATCTATTGATTCGTAGCTCTTCAACAATTTGGATAATAAAATGACCGTGCGTAATGTCTCGCACTTTCCAATTTGCCACAAGTTTGTTGTCGATCTTACAGCCGGCAAGGCACAAGGCGTGCCGTTCCTTTTCGTCCTTATTAGACTTGCTAATGTCGCCAGCCTCATAACTCTGCTGTAACCGCTTAGCGTAATGGCCTACAATCTTGCCGTCCTTATCACGCCGGATCAAATCAGAAAACAACCAGTCCCATGACTTGCCGCTGCTAGGAGTCATCTCAGCGTTCAGTTGCTCAATATATTTTTTTGCTTCCGCATTTGTTTTGAAAAACTTGCGCTCGCCATTAGCAACAGTCGACCTAGTGTCTACGCAAAAAGATGCCAATCCTTTTTTAGCCTTTGCTTTGTATTGCTTAACTGCAATGTCCATAACTATCTCCTTTTCTTGACCTTACAATACGAATATAGTGACGTATTCCGTCAAGCTCAAGGGATAATCCCGTCACTTTTACTATTTTTTTTGCATGTCGTTGGCACTGGCTTGGCACTGAGACACAAAAAAAGCCACCAAAAGCTAATGCTTTCAATGACATAAATGGCGGGAGTGACGGGACTCGAACCTGTTAGAAAGCGTCTTGCTATATCCTCAAGTGATATATCACAGACACTTATGGGTCAACCCCATGACGCTATATTCCACCTAATGACGTGTAGTCTGGCACTGGCTTGGCACCAGCAGGTGCCAAAGCTCTTGGCACTGAGTTATCGAAACCGACGTGTCTTAGCCATAATGCTTTTGGGCTGTTTAGAAAACTGCTTGCCCTTCTTTTTATCACGCCGCTTTGCAGCAGTGGTGCGCGCATACTCAGCTGCTGAGAGCGATTTTATAGCAGCTGCCGGCAAATATCGCTCGCCAGTCTCGCTTGATTTTTTGCCAGACTTGGTGCGCCACTTTTGTTTGCCCCAGTTTTTGAGCGACTGTTGTGGTTTACGCATCAGCTTGTGTAACCCCCGCCGGCAGCTTTATAACGCTTGGCCAAACCCTGAGCTTTACGGGCTGACCATTTACCAGCAGCCGTGCCATAGGATGCGCTGGCCAAGATAGACTTGAACATTCTTTTTCGCATCCCAGGCTTGGTGTAATTGCCAGCCTTGTTGACTGTGCTTTTTTTCTTTGCCATTACTTTTTCTTTTTCTTGGCCTTCATAATTTTAGATTGCAGTGCTTTCGGCAAGGTCTTTTGCTTTGCCGTCAACTTGCCCATCTTTTTTTTCTTGGCGCCCATTCCTTTTCCGTAATGCCCTGGCATTGATCAGTCTCCTTTGGTTAACATTTCCATCTGCGTCTTGCAGCCTTGCCTCTCGGCCCCGTCCAGCTCTTGGATCTGGCACAAAAGCTCTTGCGCCGCGCAGCTGTT